CTAACCAGTCTCCCGATTAGTCACTTTGCTGTTCGCGTTCTGTTTAATGAGCGCGGCCATACCTTCATGCGCCATTCGTACCTGATCGGCCGCGCGCGTGTACAGTTCGATCTCATCAAGCGACTTGTGGCCACTGATCGAGGCGATGACGTTGGCACTGCATCCAGCTTCCGCGAGACGACGACACGCCGCCTTGCGCAGACCATGTGCGCTAAGTCCCTTTGGTAATCCGGCCGCTTTGCAAGCATCGCGAAACCAGTTGGTGAAACCGGCACTGCTGAAGCCCTTGCCCTGATGCGTCGTGAGAAACGTCATATTGTGGGACGGCATCACATCCAGCGCCTCGTGCAGATCAGGGTGCACCGGGATGGCTAAAGACGTGCCGGTCTTCTGCTGCCGCACATCGATCAACGCACCATTCTTGGTCTTGCGCAGATGCTGCCTTCCCATTTTCACAATGTCGCTGCGACGCTGCGCAGTGCAGAGCAGCAGCTCCAGCGCCAGCCGCTCACGGCTGCCGACTGGATAATGTGCGCGAAACGTTGCGATGTGCTCCTCGCTCCACGTCGCATAGCCATCGGTCTTGCCCGACACATTCTTCACACCAGCGGTCGGATTTTCGCGCAATGCGCCGTTCTCGACTGCGAAGCTCATGAGCACGCGCAACGTCTTCAGAAAGTTGCGCGCGGCAAAGCGCCTACCGGACTTGCCGTTAACCAGCGCGATGATGTGCTCGCGCCGCAGCATTGCTGCGCGTTTGCTGCCATGTTCCTTAGCGAACCGAAGCAGGATGTTGCGGCGGGTGCGTTGCGTCTCAGCGGCGAGATGGTGGAAGGTGCCGGAGTTCAAGTATTGATCCACCAGCGCAGCAACGGTCCCCGGCTTGCTCCGGTCAACGACCACGGGAACACCAGACATCGCCTCCTGATAGGCGCGCTGGAATTCCTCCGACCATGGTGAACCCGGCAACCGCACCAGCCGCTGGCCGCGACGGCGCAGATAGAAACGCGGCGTGCCGTTTCGGTCGGTGTAGGCATTGACGTATTTCGGCAACTTCCACCTCATTGCAGCACCTCGTCCCACTCGCTACTTGCTGCGCCATTGCTCAGTGGCGCGGCTTCACCGAACAGCAGCGTCACGCTGCCGTCCGCATTGACGGTTGCCCCCTTCACCGCAACTCCGGCCTCGCTTGCTTGTCGCATCGCGCGCGCCAGCGTCATACGGCGCTTGCGAGCGCGCTTCTTTTTGGGCGGAAACGTTTCTATGTCCCAACGCTCACGGTCATCACCGGGTACAAATCCCCGCTTGCTGAACTCGATGAACGCCTGCCAGGCGTCGTCACGACTGTCCATGGTGATGCCTTTCACCTCTCAATATAGCGTTTCGACGTACATTATCGAATGCCGGTCATATTGCGGCCTTGCCAACCTTGACCCGAAAGAACCGGGCACAGCGGGAGGTTGGCTTTCCGTTGTTGGGCTGGCCGCGTCGCCCTCAGTTGCCCTGTGCCGAAACTCAATAACCTTTCGTCGACCGCACGACGCCGACCGTCGGCGTGGTGGTGCCCATGATCTGCGCGATCTCGCTCTGAAGTGACGCGATGGCCGCGCGCATCTCCTCGCCGCTAACGTAAGAAGTCGAGCGACCGTCATATTCGACAGTGCGAATACCGGAACGGTACGCTGCCTTCAATGCGTCGAGCTGCACCTGCAACGTCGCGAGATCGGCCATCGCTTACTGACCCGCATTCGTGACGAGGCCGCGCCACTCGACCGCGCCGCAGCCGTAATCGAGACGAACTTTGGTCTGCACGCCGTCCACCTCGAAGCCCGCGCGGCTCTCGGTCTGCGGACCCGGAGCACCCGCCAGATAGGCGAATTCGATGCAGGGAAGCAGCGCCGGATCGGCAGCCAGATACCAGCGATGGGTGTCGGCCAAGCGCGGCTCGACGATCAGGTCGAGAAACGCGAACGGGTTGACGTTTGCGGTCTGCGTCGCCTGCACCGACGTAATCAGCTTCTCCGCGCTGGTCTCCAGCGCGCTCGGCACGATCAGGTAGCGCGGAACAACGCTGATGCCGCCGCCGCCGGGGCCGGTCTGATTGCGCATCAACAGGCGCGCTTCCGACAAGGTTGTCTCGCTCGGAACGCCACCCGTGCCGACGTTACCATGCGCGGCGTTGAACAGCGCCACGCTGTCGCTCATGGTCGGGCCAAGGCCCGAATTCTGCACGATCAGGTTGACCAGCTTCTGGCGTTCGAATTCCGCCGCAGCGAGGCCAAGGCGCTGGGTGATATCGCCGAGGCCGCCGAGATCGTCGTTGATCAGGGCCTGCCGCGAGATCGGGAAGATTTTGCCGTAGGTGGCGATGCTGTAGCTCTCGGCGGTATCGACAAAGCTGCCGTACTGGAATTCGCCGCTCTCCAACACCGGCGCGAGCGTGAAGCCAGAATGATCGAGCATGATGCGCGACTTGGCGCGGAAGTCGTTGGCCGTGGTCTCGCGCGCAATGCGACGGATGCCGCTCGGCGCGATCTGATAGGCTTCGCGCAGCGACTTGTTCATCAAATTCGCGAGCAAGGCCGGGTAGTCCGAAGTCGTCTGCAGCGCGCGGGTGACCAGCGACGGCGCGGTCATGCCGAGCGTCGAGACGCCAGCGCGATGCAGACATTCGCGGGCCATGTCAGCGCAGGACATGCCGACGTACTGGCGAGCCTGCGGCGACGGCTGAAACGCAGGGGCGATACGCAAATACAACGCCTCAGCGCCAGCGCGTTGGAAGACCTCAGGGTTATCAAGCGTCATGTTATTGTGCATGTTCGTGGTTCCTGCGCTGCGAACCGTCACGGAACGGTCGAGCATGTCATTGAGAAAAGCGCGGCGCGCATCGTCGATGTTTGCGCCGCAATCGATCAGGGTGTTGACGCGGTCTGTCGCAACACCGGCACGGCGGCCGAGTTCGCGGATGGCACGGTCATCGTTGGCGGCGCGCGTGCGCGCCGTGGGATCGGCGGGCACAGCGACAAAGCTGGCCTCACGCACCGACCAGCGGGCGGCGGTCATGGTGCGCATGCCGTTGGCATCCTTGCCCGCCTTCCACTCGCCGACTTCATAGCCGACAGACAGATTGCGGATGATGCCGTTGCGAATGTCGGTGACGACCGGCGCGATCTCCGGACGCGACGAAAAGCGCATGCGCGCAATCACTTCGTTGCCGTCGATCCACACGTCGTCAATCGTGCCCAACACGTTGTCGATGCCGCCCTGCTGGTGGCTATCGAGCACCGACGCGCCACGGGTGACGCCGAGGTCCAAGCCTGCCGGATCGAGGATTTCCATGAATTCGCCACGCGCATCACGACGCCGGACCGGCGTGGTCGATGCGATGACGGCTTCGATGGTCATGGCCTCGGCGTCAAAGGTGCGCGGACGCGGGATCGCGTAGCGGCGGGTCAGATCAACTGCGCTTTCGCGCAGCAAGAGGGCAGTAGAATTACGCATTCTCGTTCTCCGTTTCGTTCTGGCTGGCAATACCGCCAGCGCTCGCCGACAGGTCGTCGGCAGCAAAGGGGTCGGCTTCGATCTCGGCATCAACATCGGCCGGGTCGCGCCCGCCCTCGCTGATGATTTCTTGACGCGAGCGCAGCTTGGCGGCGACCGCGAGGGTGTCGGCTTTGGCTTTCTTCAACTCGTCAATGGCGGGCCAGCCGGGGAACAGGAAAGTCGCGGCATAGCGCTCGGGATGGCTCTCAAAGTCGGGCGCGCGCATACGGCCTGACAGCACTTCGAGCAGCACAATCCGATCCCAGATCGGATTGAGCAGTTGCGCGACAATGTGGTTCTGCTGGATCGCCTTCACGCGACGCTGGAACGTCGCCAAGCCGAGCTTGCCCGCGCTGTAATTGATCGCGCCGAAATCGCCGGTCGCCATGAACGCAGGCACGCCAGCGCCAGCGGAGATCAAGCGTTCGATGTGCGACAACACTTCCGGAACGGTATTCATCTCGGAGGTCGGCGGGAAGCTGACATCCGCGCCGGGCGGGAGACGCAAGGTCGCACCGGGTTCGAGATACAGCGATGCGGGATCGGTGCTCTCGTCAAACGCCATCTCGCCGTTGGGATCGCGCACGACCATGCCCACGAGGCACGTCGTCCGCAATTTCACGACTGCCGCATCGATGCAATTGTCAAGCTCCATCGCCAGCGGCGCGACCGCAGTCAACGGCGAGATGCCGCGCGGCACGCCGGGGAAATGCGGCTCGACAACGTGGCAGATGTCGAGCGCCGAGATACGTACGGGAGGCTCGACGCTGGCCCACGGGCTGTCGGGCGGCGTCGGGAGAACCCAAAAGGCCACGCGGCGGCCCGTGGCGTCGAATTCGACACCAGCCACGATCATGGGCATATCGCCGGTCATGCCGAGTGACGGAATTGTCTTGGCGCTGTCAACCTGATCGGCTGTCAGAATGCGCAGCTTCAACTGCATCGTAACAGGATCAGTGACAAGCTGAGTGAAGCTCTCGCCATCGACGTAGAAGCCGCGAGCCACGCGAGACAGATAGCCGCCGAGCGACGTGCCGCCCTAGACGCTGCAGTCTTGAAAGAATGAATTCCAGGCGCGCTGCAGGTTTGCGTTGATATCGGCGTCGGGATGCGCTGCCCGGACGGTCGGACCGTCAGCGACGATGGCAGTGACCGCATGTTGGATGATGGACGCGATCAAACTGTTGTTCTCGCTCTGATGCGAGATTTTGCGCGACGCGAGGCGACCAGCCGCGAGTTGCTGGGTGATCGGCGCGTGCAACGCGTAGGCAGCAGGCCAACGGCCAGAGCCGCCCGTGATGTCATAGCCGGAGAAAGCGCGGGTGAAGGCGCGGAAAGCGTTGCGGGTGCGTGTGATGATGCCGGTCATTTGCGATCAATGGAGATGTTGAGGGCGTCAAGCACGTGAGCGATGACGGCCGCCAGATCGATCACGATCATGACGCCGCCAGCCTTGCTCAACATGTCTTGGAAGCCATTGTGGTCGAGGAAGTAGAGGTCCGGCTTTTCATTGCCGTCCTTCGCATTCCAACGAAAGCCAAGCACGCTGCTGACGGTTTCGCCGCTCAGGCGCGCGAAGATTTGCGCGCGCACAACGTCGTCATCAGCGGCCATGATTGCGCCTTTGGCGCTGATACCGGCATCGGTGAGCAACTTGACCGCGCGCGCCACGCAGGCGTCGGTCAAGGAAAGGCGCTTCTCCACCTTGGTGCGCGTCACCGTGTCCTCAAACAGGTTGAGGCGATTGCGCCACGCGTCGAGTGTCGGGCGCGGGCAACCGACCGCGTCGGCGACCTCGGGAATGGGGAACTGCGGGGCTTCGAAATCCATGACCCTTAATGTACTTGCATTAAATCATATAATGCAAGTACATTAAGTGCACTTTTCGCAGAAAAGCTCGCTGCCGGTTGTCGGACCGAATGCGGCTAGAGGAGGCAAATCACTTATGGAAACAATAGCTTACAGCTACGGGTCGGAGCTGTCCACCACGGGACCCGTGAAGATCGGCGACTATTGGGCCTGTTCAGCCGGGTTCTCGACGGAGGATTTCGGCGATCCGGTCCCGGACGATGTCGAGCGCAGCCAAGTTGAGATCGTCAAATCTGTGTTTGCTCAGTGTCGCCCGACGCGCACGGTGCAGCCCGATGAGTATCTGACTATTGGTTGGCTCAAGCATGATGTCGAGCGCTTGACCCGCCGTGGCTACATCTCGCGCGGCGCGGTGCTGGTGGCGGCGGCAGAGATGGGCATCAACATTCTTCCCGTGTTCGGTGAGGACGGCCCGGCTGACGAAGGCTTCTCGCCGATCAGCGCTTTCGTCGGCATCAACCGTCGCGACGTTGATCGCTTGCTGCGCGAGGTGCGCGCATGAACGAGATCGTTGACGCCGAAAATAAGTTCTTGGCGCAACTCAAGCGCCGAACGTCGTTGATCGTGCAATCGAATAACATGGCTCAGGTGATCGAAGAGCTAATCCAGGATAACGAAACCGATCACGACATCCACGCATTCTGCGCATCGTTTCGCCGTCACACCCCGGCCGATATCCGCAAAATGATTGCCGATGCGCGCACGACGCTTCAGATTTCGGAGCATATGTCGCGCGGCCAGATGCGCGCAACACCGTATCGCTGGACGCCGCCAGAGCAAATCCCGATGCGGGAGTTTCTTTACGGCAAGCATCTCATCCGTGAATACGTCAGCGCAACGATTGCGCCGGGCGGCCTCGGTAAATCGTCGCTCATCATTACCGAAATGCTCTCGACGGTCTCGGGTCGGGCGTTGCTCGGCATCAGTTCCGAACAGCTCCGCGTTTGGTACTTCAACCTTGAAGATCCCGCAGTGGAGACGACGCGTCGCATCCAAGCGACTGCCAAATACTACAAGCTCACGGAAAACGACATCGGCGACCGCTTGTTTATCGACCACGGCCGTGAACGTCCCCTTGTCATCGCCAAGATGGAAGGCCGTGATACCGTGATCTGCGCGCCTGTCGTTGACGCCTTGATCGCGGAGATCAAGGCGCGCAGCATCGACGTTGTGATCGTCGATCCGTTTATTTCGTCGCATAAGGTTCCTGAGAACGACAACAACGCCATCGACATGGTGGTCAAGGAGTGGGGCAAGGTCGCCGATCAGGGTAATTGCGCGGTTGAGCTCATCCACCACGTTCGGAAGGGCGAACAGGAGGTCACGGTGCAGAGCGCGCGCGGCGGCGTTGCGCTGACTGATGGCTGTCGTTCCGTTCGCGTGCTCAATCGCATGACCGAAGCTGAAGCGAAGAAAGCAGGCGTCGATCAGCATCGGTCTTATTTCTCAGCCTATGCCGACAAGGCCAACCTGACCAAGCCAGCCGACAAGCGAGACTGGTTCAAGCTGGTTTCCGTCGATCTCGACAATAACCCGCTGACCCGTCTCAGCGGCAACCCCTTCGGTGATCTGAAGGGCGACGACATCGGCGTTGCGACCCGCTGGGAGTGGCCCGACTTGCTGGCCGGGGTCACCGGATCGGACTTCGAGCGATGTGCTCAGGCGATCAAGGCAGGCAAATGGCGCGCCGACCAGCGGGCGGATAGCTGGGTCGGCATCGCGATTGCCAAAACATTGGGCCTCAGTCTTGCCGATAAGAAAGACCGCGCCAAGGTCGTTGCGTTGATCAAGACGTGGCGTGAAACGGGCGCTTTGATCGAGGTCGAGAAGCAGGCCGAGAACCGGCAGATGAAGAAGTTCATCGAGGTGGCCGACGACGATTGAGCCGGTAAGCAGACCTGCTCCAGTTGCTCCAGTTAACCGGAGCAGAAGTGGAGCAACTGGTCGCTCTGATCTGCTCCGCTCCAGTTATATCCCTTTAGGGATAACTGGAAGTGGAGCAAGAGCAGGAAGGTCGAACGGACTGGAGCAGATCGGGGGTCGGAAATCAAAAATCAATCTGGGCGGCGCGCGCGTCGCCCGTCGCAACGAAGGAGCCAACCGAATGTATGTAATGCCCACCAACCTCTTCGAACAATACTTCCTGCACTTTGCAGGCAAGAACGCTGATGCGCCCGGCGCGGCGCACCTGACCAAGCTGGCCGCGACGGCCAAGGCCATTCCTGTGCCGGTTCTGGCGAGCCTGACGGCCAAGATGGCGCGGCTCAATCCGCGCGCGGTCAACTGGACCTTGGCAACGCTGGCCGAGGAGATCGCAGACGGCTGCGCCTACTATGGCGATGCAATCGGCTTCGCGCGTGTTCTGGATCGCGATCTGGAGTGGCCGGAGCTGGTGGAACTGGCGACGGTCGAGGCGGGCAGCACGAACTGAACTGAAACTAGCTGCAGCCGCTTGCATCCATTCATGGTTTCATATTTAGTAGGCCTCACTATGAATTTGGACGGGAGGTCGTGATGCAACTCATTACCGTACAATTTGACGACGCAGCCTTGGCGCAACCCATTGCAAGTGCAATCAAAAACGCTGCTCCCGGCGTCTCAATTCAGCACTTCTGTGGAGTGCCGACGCCTGTGGCGAGCGCACCGGCCGCCGACAGCGTTGATCCGGAGCTGGTCGCACAAGTGGTGAAAGTTGTCCGTGACGCGCCTCAACGACACGTCCTTCAAAGTCTGCTCTATGGAGACGACACGTGGAGGATGTCTCGGGGGGATGCCAATAGCATTCGGCCTGAAACAATCGCACTGTCGAGGCGGCTCAAGGCAGTTTTTCCGCACCTCGCGTCTCCCATCGACGCGCTGGTCGTAAGGCAGCGCGAATACTTCAAGGAAGGCGGATATAAGGGTATCCGCTACATTCCCACGCCGCTCGCCGTGGCGGTGCGCGAAGCCCTGAAGTCTGAAAAAGACGCCTAGTCAACTCTCGCCGCAACCGCAGAGGGTCCTGTGCCCACAGCAACAATGCGGTTGCGGCCGCAGCCCCCGGGGTGCCTAGCGATAGAAATTTTCAAGGGGGTTGAGGCTTCTTTTCCCATTTCAGGCAGCCCTCTCTTTGAACTGTAATGGTTGACAACGAAACTCTAATGGTGGATAAAGGCACCATTAGAGCGCGGTGCAGTACCGTCTCAGTATTTGGAGGATTGAAATGTCTAATTCTATCACTTTTAACGTAACCGATCCCGTTCTGGCGATGCAGGTTGCCGAACTGATTGCCCGGTATGAAGGGAAAAGCACCAACCCGCAGACGGAGCCGCAGCCGACTGAGGGCAACAAGCCTCTGGTGGGAATTACCAATGGTCGCCGCGTCGAGGTCCCGCACGGGGAGCAACTGTGGCATAACTATCTTGGCACCGACCTGCACGCGACCGTCGAGAACGGAATGATCCGGTTTGGCGACAAGATTTACGATAGCCCCAGCAAGGCCGCGCTGGTCGCGGGCCTGACTGTGAACAAATCCTGCAACACCCCGAATGGTTACAAGTGGTGGAACGTCAAGCGCGATGGCAAATGGATCCCCATCGAGAAGTTGGCGAAGTGAAAACAAGCAGCCCCGGGGCAATCTCCCGGGGTTCGTTTTTGCGCTCTAGAAAGTTCCAATTTCAATTCAGCGCTGCAGACGATAGTGCGGGTTGATGTCGGCATTTCTGCATCCGCCGAAATCGCAGTGACACTCGACCAGCCTATCGTGGTCATCGGTGACCCACGCTCGAAAGCCGTTCAGACCAAGCGGGTTCACTGGACGGACGTGATTATGAACCAAGTAGTGATCGGCAGGAAGTTTGGTCGCAGGGAGAAAATCGCCACAGTAAACCGCGTGCGTCGGATGCGCGACATACGCTTCCAGTTCTTTATCGGTGCTCGGTGGTCTGCCCCACGCACTTTCGAATAGCCGCCCATAGCGTTCGCGCTCAAAGATCCATTTAATCTGGTCATCTTCGATATTCGGTAGGTCGCGCCGGAGGCGTTGGATCCGGTGCTGGGGCGCGAGCCCTTGCGTTCGAGCGAAACTGGCGGACACTTCGTCTTCGGTTGGGCGTGACATCGTATCTCCTCACAGGTTGGGTGCGCGCACAGCGGCGCGTGCTCTGAATTCCCATGGGAAGCCAGAAGCGTTGCGGGTCACAACTGTGCATGCCGCAGCAACGCTGCGTGCAGCTCAGCCATGTTTGGGAGCGGCTAAAACGCCGGGGACTGAGCCCGTCTGGCCCAGTCGTTGAAGCGCAACGCTTCGTGATGCGCCCGAAATAGGCGCAGCGTCGAAAAGCTGCCGGTGTCAGCACTAAGCAGACCAATTGCAGACGTGACAAGCGACAGGAAATCGGGGCCTGTGAGTTGCGGGGAAAACTTTGGGACCCCGGCCGAGCGCGGCCGCAAAGTGACCTTATCGAAGTTTACTCGCTGATGGCTTTAGATTGCCGTCCACCAAGTGGAGCTTGCGTAGCTTGGCGAACTTCGGATTAGATTTCGCGAAACCTTGCAACCGGTCCCACTTCGTTCCGATTTCGCCGACATCGATTAGCACGAAATGTCCGAACGGTGTCTTCTCCGCCTTGAGGTAGGCATCGAGCTGTTTCTTATAGCCGTGTACGGTTTGATTGTTGGTGGACAGCTTTATCTCGACGATGACTTTGTCGTTGCCATTTGAAAACTTGAAGTCAACCGGCCCTGCGCCCATGTCGCTCTCTGGCGAAATATCGAGATCATTGGCGTTACAGTACGAAATTGCGATAGCAAGAAACAGAAGTTGGGCGAAGCGCTCGTGGCGAGGCTTGCCTTTCACATGGAAGACCTCGGACATCCTATTATTCTCGACGAGGTCTTTGAATTGCTCGATGATTGCAGTGGCGACGAGGTTTAGCCTTTCAAGGCGGCTGAGCTTTTTGTCATCGACAATCTTCAGTTTATAAAGATTTGAATAGGCGTCTGCGATTGGGCTCCACTGCAACAGCCCTTGCGGGTCAGACGCCAGATCGTACGGTATCTTCTCCGCTAACTTCAATGCATCCAGGAGGGCTTGGAACGCCTGCCCACTCTGCATCGCGCGACTATTGATGGCCTCTTTTTCTGCCTTCGTGCGAATTTTGAAGATTTCTGAAATGTGTTCATTGACCCGATCCCGAAGCTCCGCATTTTCGGCCGCTGCCTTCGCGATTTGGAACGGATTTTCTGCAATCGGCAGATGCTTCAAGATGTCGGCAGGTAGGAGGACTACGGGGGTTGGCGTTTCCGGAAAGGGATTGATCGGCATCCGCACGTCGAGTGTCCCGATTTTAAGATCGCTTATCGGTAAGCTGACCCCAAGTTCGTTCTCAATTTCCTTTGAGATACGAACATTGAAAGCGATAATTTGTTTTAGGATGATCTTGGTGGTCATGTCGCTGATCAAGTCTGGACCTATGCCGTCCTCGAAAAGCGATAAGGCGGAAAATAGCTCGGGATCTTTGACGCCAAGCCGGATGACATTATTAGCCCAAAGGAGCGACTTGCGAGCTTTGATTTTCCCGAAAGCGCGACCGCTTGTGGAGTGTTTGCTATAGCCGAGGCAGGTACCGTTAAGGCCAGCGACCTCACCAAACTGAAACATTTTTAGTGCAGCGACCCACGCTTTATCGCCGATTTGCTCTGATACCAGCAACCGGCGGCAGATTTCAGAGAAGTGCGCCTCATAGGCTTCGAAGCCCGGACCAGAAAACTCCTTGTGCTTGCTGCCGGGCAGCAAGAACGGATTGATAAACAAAGGGCTGTCCACATCCAGCGTAGGGTTGAACACGCCCTTGCTTTCTAACCATTCCCCCTTGACGCCAAACTGATCCGAAAACAAAACGCCGAATGATTTCGTCATCTATTCCCACGGTTACAGAGCAGAAATGGCGCTACTATAACGAGTGGGTTTGCACTTTGGAACCAAGGGACGAACGTTTGTACACCATACATTGGATGTATGACGCGTTGCAGCATCGATTGTACCTGCGAGCGCCATCAGCTTTGGCTCCGCTCAGGCGCGAACCCGGCCGTCGGAGACAGTATCTGCGATTTTCTTGGCAAAAGTCGGCTGTCGAAGTCCTATCGCTCTCCCGCATATTTCAGAAGTGTGTTGCGGAGCGTGTCCCGCTCAGCCTTTAAATGAGGATAAATCTCCGCAGCTTCTTTATCGAATTCCGACGGGCTCGGCACGCTTAGGCTCTCCAAAGACCGTAGCGCTGGTCGAAAACAACTTCGCAAGCGATCTTGGATCATCGCAACGTGTTGCTCGTGATCCGAGCCGTCCGGCTTAGTCTCGACAGCGACGAACTCAAAAGCCTCTCTTAAAGCCGATAGGCGAAAGTAAAACTGCGTCACTGCTAACAGTGTCCTTGCATCGAGCAGGCCGAGTTTTCCGGCCACGGCAGGCAGTACGGCGGGCGGCGTCGGACAAAACTTCTTGACATCGGAACCAAGCTGTCTGTCTTTCCATCCCTTCCACGGTTTGATGTAGTCGTTTGCGCATCGTGCAGCTCGGTCCGCTATTTCGGCGTAGAGACTTGCCTTCAGAGCTGCGATCTCTTGTTTGCGCCGTCTGTTGTCGTGAAACGTGACTGCGCCAACGCTGATCGCAGCACCGAGGACCGTACCGATCAATCCAATCCAGCCCTGACCAATACCGGCAGCAAAATAGCTGGCTAGTAAGGCGGTAAATGCCGCCCCGATTAGAAACGCTAAGGCGGTGAAAAACTGCATGTCTTGCCGATGGCTCGGCTCTGTCGTCCCGCGATCGGTTTTCATCCCCGCAATGGCCCCTTCCCGCCGCCCTTGGATTTTCGGTTAGGCACTCGGCATTAAACCTTAAGCGGCTCAACGCGCCCATTGCGATAGTTAGTCATAAATCCGTTTGCAAATTCAATGCGGTTTTAGTCCTGCCGGGCCCACCACGCTTCGCCCTTCGTCGGACTACGCGTGGCGCAGCCACGCCGAACCTAAATCCGGCTCAAGAAAAAAGTCTCCAATTTGCCCTTGCCCTTCACGTCAATGCTGCCGCGCGGCTCCAGCGCGAAGCGACCGACGAGGTGGCGGGCGATATCCCGGGACACATGGATTCGATTGGGCAGAGAGTAGGCCTCGAGCCGGCTGGCGACATTTACGGTATCGCCCCACACGTCGTAGATGAAGCGGTGTGCGCCGATGATGCCGGCAACCACGGGGCCCGAATGTATGCCGATCCGGATTTGCAACGGCCAGCCGAAATGGCTGTTGACGCGTCCCAGTCGATCGATCATGCCAAGTGCCATTTTCGCGATCGCTGCGATCGCATCGGGGTTCGGATCGGGCAAACCGGCGACGGCCATGTAGGCGTCGCCGATGGTCTTGATCTTCTCGACACCGAGCTCACGGGCAAGCGCGTCGAATTCCGAGAACAACCGGTTCAAGTACTCGACCATCGCTGCAGGCGTGACCCGTGACGAATGCTCGGTGAAGCCCACCAGATCGGCGAACAGAACGCTCACACCCTCGAAGCGGTCGGCAATCATGGCTTCGCCGTGGTTCAGACGGCCAATCACCTGTCTTGGCAGGATTGTCAGCAGCAGCCGCTCAAACTTGGCGGTCTCCTCCTCGATGCGGCGAAGATACTTCTGCTCGCGGTCGCGCCAGCGCTTCTTGTGCAAGCAAGCATTGATCCGCGCGCGCAGCAGGATCGGATCAAACGGCTTCGGCAGATAGTCCTCGGCCCCGGCCTCGATGCAGCGGACGGCGCTCTCGGTCTCCGCCAAGGCCGTGATCATGATCACCGGAATGCGGCGCAGCCGCTCATCCGCCTTCATGCGCACCAGCACATCAAGCCCGTTGATATCGGGCATCATCAAATCGAGCAGGACGAGGTCGAACTCATCGTTGGCAAGCGCCTGCAGCGCCTGCTGGCCGCCGGCCACCGAAGAGACGCGATGGCCGTCGCGGGTCAGTCGGCGCGACAGGAGGTCGCGATTGGCCTCGATATCGTCCACGACGAGAATAGAACCGGTTTCGGTGGCAGCATACTGCCGGACCGGCCCGAGGCTGCGCATCAGGTCGCTAACCATGACCGCGCCGGTCTGATCGGGAGCCAAGCTCGTCTCCTCGACATCAACCGAGAATCGCACGATGCGATCGAGGCGCAGCAACAGGTCGGTGGCCGCAGCCAGCAGGCGATCGAAATCCGCCCTCAGGGAGTCGCTTGAGAAACTGGCTGCATCCTCGCGCAGCATCTCACCATAGCCCTTGATCGCGTTGAGCGGCGTGCGCAGCTCGTGACGAAGATCCTGTTCTTGCGTGGTGGCCGCTGAGCCGGGCGGGCTCTTGGCGCGATCGCCGTCCATCAGCCGGTCGACCTTGCCGGCGAGATCCCGGGCTGCGCCGAGGATACGGTTCATATCGGGGAGGATGTCCAAGCGCCCGTTCCGGGACGCCTCTTCGTGCAGGATCTCTGCGTAGCCGAGCAAGGCGTTGACCGGGGACTGCAGTTCCTGGCGAAGATGGGCAAGCTGAATGCGCCAAGCGCGCGCGCTGTCGGTGTCAATGATACTCAT